GTATCTTCCAACATCGCACGCAATTCTGCTCTACGTTGTCTAATTTGTTCCAAACGATTCATATTATCTCTCCTTTTAGGTAATAAAAAAACACGCTTATTGCGTGTCTAATACTTTTTTATGTCATGGCCAACAATGTTAGCCGTTTTCTTTTTTCGATATCTTCATATCTCTTATAGTCCCCATTTGCTCTAGCACTAACCGATGTACCTTTATATACAGGGTTATCTACAATAGATACGTCATATACCGCTTTTACTGATTTAATTTTTCTTGTGTATACTTTATTTTCTCGGTCAATCTCTTCTTCTTCACCATTAACAATAAAGGCAAATGACATTTTATTTAGATCACCACGTTTAATTAAAGAATACACATCATTTCCAATCGAAGTGTCTGCTATATTACCTGTCAATTTCAATCCTTTTTCATCAACAGTTAACTGCAATGTTCCACTAGCGGTTCTGGCAAATAGCATACCGCCATGATTGTAATTCAATACGCATTGACTAAAATCAGTATTATCAAATGCGCCCGGTAAAATCACTTCACGATATTCATATCCAGTATATTCAGATTTCCAAATTAGCGTTTCTTCATTAAACACTGCAGCATATCCTTCTACTGTTCGTGTTTGAATATCATCAGTATCATTCTGTATCGCTTGCACCGTCATCATTCGGTGTTCCATTTTTCGGTTCTTCCTCATTTGTATCACCTCCTTTCGATGCATTTATTTGATATTCTGAAAGGTCTTTATACTTAGCGAAGTTTAAACTTACAAGACGTTCATCTCCACCTTCAACACCTTCATAACCAAAGATTTCACGAATTTCATTTACTGTAACAGCCCCTGTAGGCAATAGCGTTTGACAAATTTTAATCCTACTTGCTACAGACATATAAGATAATCTATTGCTTTCAACTATCACTTCATTTCCATGTCCCTTTTCGCGGCTTGTAAACAGTTTTTCTGTAAATTCCTGCGTTAATTTAATAGCAATTGGTTCTAATACAGATTCATAAAACGCTATATATTCATCTTCTGTGTAATTACCACTTACAATCTTTTCATTCAAACCAAAGTGCTTATACACCATGTCTCTTGCAAAATCCATTTGACCTTTATTAAAGGTGCTGATAGTTGTTGTTAACTGTTGAAATGTTGCTTTATTATCCAACGTAGCAATCCCACTACCATTTGCATTTGATACATAACGATCAGTAAACTTCTTCCATAGTTCCTGTTGGTCATCTTCACGTACTGTACCTTCAAAATTGATAATCCCACGTAACGAGTTACCATTTTTTACAGAGTTTATAATTGCGGCCTTTACTGCATGCAATAAATCCAAGTCCTCTTTTAAGGCTCTTGAGTTATCTTCACCAAATAGCTGATGACTGTTAAAATGCCGTTTAATATGAATAACCGCATCATACAGTACAGTCATACTTTTGCCATTAATAAATTGGAATTTAACATATAAATTGTTATCCTTATCCACTTTAACTTCTACACTTCCAAAGTCTAATGGATATAGGCCCTCAATCACGCCATTTACATCACGTTTTACATAAATAAATGCGTTATTGTAATTGAAATATTGTGCAACTACTTTTTCTAAAAATTCACTTGCCGTCATAAATGGATTTGGTCTTGTTCCCAATATGTGGTTAATAGATATAGAACCTTGTACCATTCCATCACTTGTTCGTCTGATATGTTTAAGCTTCATTTTACCTAAATGTCTAGCAATCGTATCTGTACAATCTCTAAACGTGGTATCTGTATATGGCACTCCACTAAAAGGGGTAAATACATTCGTATATCCATCTAAGAACTCTGCCCCAGTTAAATTAGCTTTATCAGTATTGCCAAATCCAAATATTTTATTAAAGATATTTCGATAGTTCATTATCTCACCTCCTTTCTTAAATTACATTGTGGTAATCTTCTTGATTTCGTTCATACTCAACATATGCATCCAACATAGATGCAAATCCATCAATTCTTTTCTTTGCATGAATGGATTTAGTTGGCTGAATATTACCATTACGATCTACATCTATTTCCACATTAGCCATACACCATTTCAATATTGGATTGTTATCATAGTTGATTAATTTTGCTTCCAGTTCTGCGCCCAATGCTTTCATTGGTCCGCTCAACGTTTTCTTACCTTGAATGACTGGATTCATTACAGACCGCCCAAACTCTGATTTCATATCTTCTACAAAATATGTAGCACTCCATCCGTCATACCCACATTTATATAAGTAAATATCATCTTCCGTTTGTCTTTCTTTAAACCAATCAACAATTAGCCTATAGTCAATTCTATTGCCCGGTGATTTCCGTATAAACCCTCTTTTATACCACACATCATACGGTACTTTATCCTCTTGCACTCTTTTTTCAAATAAATCTTCTGGTATCCAGTACATTTGCTTGATATATTTTACAGGGTCATTAGGTATCATGAATAACAATGTGGCGCATGTTAAGTCTGTAGTTGCTGATAAGTCTATTCCACCTATCCCATATCTTGGCTTTAATTTAGCAATATCGTATGTTGCTATATTGTTTAATTGTTCAAATGTTAAAAATGCCTCTGATGATGTTTCACGAACATTAAAGTCCTTTGTTAGTAGATTTGTAACATGAATAGGATTATTTTGTGCTGATTTAACTTTTTCAGCTAATTGGCTAATGCTTTTTATTGTTCCTAGTCCCGGATTAGCTTTTGCCCAACAATTAGGATCTGTCCATTCCTTTCTACTATCTAACTCATAAATTATTGGTAAGATACGTTCATTTTTATACCCTTGCTCATCATCATACCCATCTACAATTTGACAAGCCTCATCATATTTAATATCGTAAATATTTTCACGAACTGTACCAGCAGTACTAGTAATAATGGTTAGTGGTTGTTCACGTGCGCTCATACCATCAACGATTACATCATACAAATTCTTATCCTTGATAGCATGCAATTCATCAATCAATGCTCCATGAACATTTAACCCATCAAGATTATTAGAATCTGATGCAAGCGGTACAAATTTTCCATCATTTACATCACACAAAATTCTGTTAACACGAATATGACAAACTTTATTAAGCGACTTACTTTTTTTTATCATTTTAGCCGCTTCATCCCATATAATTTTTGCTTGGTCACGCTTTGTTGCAGCACTATATATTTCAGCACCCATTTCACCATCCGCAACCAACAAAAAAAGGCCTATTGCGGCCGCTACAGTGGACTTACCGTTTTTACGTGCCACTATCAATATGAGTTCTTGATATTGCCTTGCTTTTGTATCTTTATCAACAAATCCAAATAATGCAGCAATCATTGCTTTTTGCCATAATTCTAAGATTACTGGTTTTCCTGCCCACTTACCTTTAGAATGTTTACAAAACAGCTCAATGAAATCAATTGCAACTTCTGCCCTGTCCTTATCATAGATATATTGACTTGGGTTTTCTAACTTATCGACTAAATGCTTATATATCCTACGAACACGATCAGATACAACTATTTCACCATCAATGATTTGGTTATAGTATTCTCTGATTGGGTTCATCGTCTAACACGTTCCATAATAAATTTCTTAAATCCTTCATCATCATCTTCATTTTTAGTCTGTGGCAATTCGCTCAACAGTACTTTTATGATGGCAATATAGTTTTTGATCAACGTGTTATATGCCTTTGATTCAGTCGATTCTTTTTTACCAAATTGATTGTTTCCATTGCAATATTCTTCCACAAATCCTACTTTTTCTAATTGAATTTGTAGTTCATCTAACTGCATTTCCATGTGTACAGCTTGCTCAATTGATTTTCTAATCAACTTTTTCTTTTCTTGTGGAAGTTCCTTGAAAATCTTGTTATATTCTGTAATTCTCTTCTTTTTTATTTTTTCTTTTTCTTCATTTGTCAACTCCTATCACTCCTTTGTTAACCACACCCCTCACATGTGCGACCTGCGTTTTAAACGAAACTGCTGCCCCGGTGTAGAAAAAAAATATTTTCTGTATAAAAATATGGGGGGGAGTTAATCGTTATCATATTCATTATCATTTACCGCAACTAAATCGCCCATCTCATTAAATATCAAATCACGTGTAGGCTTAATCAATAGACTTGCACCGCTAGTAATTCCATTTGGTACTGCCAGCGCATCTAGTTCTGCATGTATTGCGTTATGGCATTCAATACACAAGAACATAAGGTTATCCCATCCATAAGCAACTTCATCATTATTAATATTATTGGGGTTTAGAGGTTTTTTATGATGCACTACCCAACGTTGTCTAGTTCCGTCAACCTTGTTTGCGCTTTTTAACCCATGGCATCTTTCACATATATATAATTTTGATTCTGCATATGCTTTTGCGCATCTTCTCCATCTATATGAATTATAGAAGTTTTTAGAATACTCCTTTGCCATTTTTTATAAACCCATCCCTTTTTTCTAGGCTACTAAATTTTATACCTCATACCCCATGGCTTTCCTATTAATAGCATATACTTCATCATATGTAATACCTTCACGCTCTGCTACTTTATTTAAGCAATCATCTTTTGTTGGATGTTGTCCACTATGTGTATTGATATGGCATTGTGTACATAGTTGGATTAGATTTTCTCTAATATCACCGCCACCACTTCCACGTGTATTAATATGATGCGGTTCAATGTTTGTCCTTTGACCGCAAATTTCACATCGTGTAGAGCGTATCTCATTAATTGTTTTCTTCGATATAATTCTTTTGTGCTTCATATTTCCTCTTATAAACCAAAAAGGACCGCATCATATCGTGTTATGCGACCAATTATGATGAAGTCCTTTTAGGGTATGTAGTTTTTTAAGGAGACTTGACGTGTTCAACCCGTTCATGCCCACATACAGTATCTCATATATAGAGTGTCAAATAATAGCAACCTTTTTATAAATTTCCTCAAAATTTTTGATTGCTCTTTTATGTAGATTATGAACATTCTGCCTTGAACAATCAATTAGTTCTGCTACCTTTTCCCATGTACATCCATTAATGTACCTATCTACTAATACCGTCCTTTGTTTTGTACTGCGAATTTGATTGATCATAAACCTTGCTCGTTCTCTCTCTTGTAGGTATGTACTCCATTCTTTCATAATCTCATCTGTAACCGCATCAAGGTTTGCAACTTTATCTGCGATGGTTATTGGTTGACCGCCACTAATTCTTTCCTTGCTATAGTCAATTGCTTGTAGGCTCATTATATCCTGTCGCAATCTAAATATCTCCCTCTCCTTACATCTAATGTTCAAATCGGTATCTCTGATTTGAATTAAATATTCCCTTCCTGTCATCGACTAATATCCCCTTGCTTATCAAGATATTCTTCCCATTCCTCAAGAGAATATATTTTTATATTTCTTGCATTAGCATAAGCCCATTCTCCAATGCATCCTTTTGAGTGTTGCCAATCTCCACATAATATTAATACTGAACACTTTTCCAACATATCTAAACAAATTTGTAATCCCTTAGCATACTCTTTTTCAAAATATAACATAGAAAAATTATGTAATGGAGATAGATATACATTATTTCTATCTTTTAATACTAACTCTTTCATAATTTTATCTATTGCCATCTGATTACTATTTATGACATCATCACAATTTATTCCATTTGTGCTACCAAATGGATGCGCTACATATATCAATCTCCCATTCATTATTGTGTTACTCCTTTAGCTTGTAGATCATTAACATGGAATACATGGCTATCATCCGCATCAATTGCATCTATTGCCTCTTCTATTTCTGTGTTTTCAAAAAGTTTTCCTTGCGCTCTTTCCCCTTGAACAAACATAACCACTTCTTTTAGAAACTCCATGATTATTTTATTTTCACTCGTTCCTACTGGTAGCCATTCACTTACTACTTTACATAAGCTACCTGCTTTATTTTCTAGACCCCCAGTTACTTTTACCTTATCAATCAATGTATCATCATGTTTGTTATATTTAACTCCCATGCCTACCATGTAATACATGTTGGCTGAAAACTTAAATGTTGGAAACCATTGTAAAAATAGTTCTTTCATTTTTTCGTATTGACGTATCATTTCTGGCCTGTACAGGTCTTTTGTTTTTAACTGATACGTTTCATCACATCTGCCGTTATGTTTCATATATGTTACTTTGGTATATTCTCCAAAAGATATGCTTAACACTCTAATCATTTTACAACCCCCTTAATGCACGTTCTTTATTCTCTTTTTCTACTTGCTTTTTAGTCTTGCGTGGTACTACAGGTTTCCCTGCCATACAATCTGGACACCATGTATTATGATCTATTGGTGTATATAGCCTATCGCACCTATGACATTTTCTTTGCATCGTTTGCTCCTATTTATAATTTCCGTTTGAATCGATATAATCACCAATTCTATATAGTTCTGTTTCTTTCACTAAATATGCGCTATATCCATATCCATGTGATTTTTTCCATTTTCTAAATACTTCTGTCAATTCTTTGCTTAATTCACATAGATGTTCTTGCTTTACCTTTTTAAAATATACAAAATCACATTCAGCAAATTCTTCAGGTAAGTCATTATCTAGAAGATCATAAATTACACGCTCACCATCTACTTCTGGAACATAATAGTATGGATGCCCTATTTCTACGTAATCATCCAATACCTCTTCTTCTAAATATTCAACATTGTTCTTATCATCCCAACAATAGCTTTCATAGTAGTTTAAAAAGTCATCAATAGCCTCTTCAATGCTGCTTTGTGGACTACCAGCATCACCATCGAAACTCCAACAATACTCGTTTTCATTTTTCACTAACATTTGCGCCACCTCAATCCCTTACTGTGCATCCGTACTTTGCTTTTCGCATCTTATGTTTTATCGTTCTCACATTGTCCCCTACATATCTATATGTATCAATTTCTTTGTATCTCTCTTTATTTTGCTCATCTAGCTTTCTTCTATATTCTAAATAGCTTTCACATTTGCCATGGCAAGCTACTTCTCTAAACTTGCACCCTCTGCATGGTACATCCATAGTTTCCTCGCCCATTGATTAAATTTACGGTTTACCTTGTAAGCGTTTCTTTTTATGCTTGTAGTTTGTAATTTATCAGAAGGATTTATCACGTATCCCCAACGTGGTATGAATATCCTTTTCCCTTCTTTAGTCCTGCACTTTACAATATGATCATGTGCTTTGCATACATTCCTGTATCTATCATTCATGTTCATACCCCTCTAATTTATTTCCTATTACTTTTGCATTTCCGTTATTTATAACAAATGCTAAATCAAAATCTAGTACCGCATCAGATTGTTGATGATTGATTGCTTTGCATCGCCATTGAAATTTATCTGTACTGTAATATACTTCCGCTACCAATGGAGTTCCTTGTACTGATTTACAATCAAACTCTATATGGTCCTTTTCGTATATCCTCTTCCCTGTGATGTCTTTAGCTTCACTTCCTCTACATAGTGTTCCATCTGTAATTGGTATCCATGCATAGTTATCATTTTGTATTGCCAACAATCTAATTTGTGAGTAGCTTTGCTTTATTTCATCACTACTCACCCATTCTGTTTTATTTGTTCCTAATCTAAGGCCTTTATATATGAGCGGTTTCATGCTACCTCCTCACATATGGCTTTAATACCACGTTTTTTTAATAACTCATGTATCATCAATCTGCCTTTTTGTGTCCATCGTGTTGATACTTTACTTTCTAATCTTCCATCTGAAGTTATATATGTATGTGTTTTTGTTTTTGTATATCCGTTGTGCATTAGATCACTATACAAAATCCATTGCCCATTTACATTACGTTGAATATGGTCATCATGTAGTATCTTATTTAACGCTATGGCACTTAATCCATAATCTGCAGCAATCTGTGTTACAGTCATTGCATTTTGTGAACTTAGAATTTTATCAACATAATCTATCTTTGGTTCATATTCTGCAATCTGTTGTTTCTGTTGCTCTATGATTGCCTTTGATTGATTATGGGCCTCTACTTCATCAGCATATAACCTCAATGCTTCTGGTAATGTCTTTGGAATGTTTAATTCATAACTACCAGTCTTTCTAATTTGTGGTAATACTTCACTAGTTACCCACCTTTTAAATTTCTTCGCACTTGGCATCTTTGATTTTAGTATTAGCGAATATAATCCAGATTCATTGATAAGATATGTCTCTCTGTTTTGACCTGTATCGGCAATTTGCCAACGCAGCTTATCTTCTTCATCAATGTGTTTTCTGATTGCATCTGCAGTATCTTTATATCCCAATGCATTTGCTACACTCTTGGCCACAAAGTACACTTCATTTTCAATAGTAATGGTCCTTAGTTCCCCAAACTCATTACTACTAAAAAGTGTTGTTACTTGATTCATAACTTCGCCCCCTATCGGTTTTGAACACGTACTGGATTATAAGCAGGACAATCTTTACATTCTTCCTTTTTTAGCCAATATATAGTACCTGTTGTTTTTCCCTTAAATAGCTTTATTGATGTTTTTCTTTTAGGACATGAATCTTTTACCCATAATGCTCCACTTTTAGAAGGTCCAAACGAATGACTACATACTTTCTTTGGTCTACCTCGTTTCATTATTGTTTTCTCCTAAAATGGAATTTTTTCATCTTCATCAAAATTATTGAAATTACTTTGACTTTCATTTTGTTTAAGTCCATATGTAAGGTTTTGCGCTACTACTTCGGTTACGTAGCGCTTCTCTCCTTTTTTATCTTCATAGGATCTAGAACGTAACTCACCTGCTACGGCTACAAAATCACCTTTACGTAAACCGCTGTATAATTCCGCATCAACCCAACACACAATATTGTGATAGCTTGTGCTTTGTACTTCATTTACGTATTTATTTGTTGCCATTCTAAATGTAAGTACTGGCTTACCTGTTTTTGTATATCGTAGTTCTGCATCGGCTACTACATTACCGCTTAAAAATACTTGATTTATATTTAGCATATGCTTCTCTTCTCCATTTCTCACATTCTTTATTAATTATGTATAGCGATGCTATCGCCATTCCTAGTATTCCCCCTAGAAATATGCCTAATCCTAGTAGCTCCACGTGTTACCTCCTCAATCTTTATCAATCTGTAAAATCTATATGGATATCCTTCATCAGATACTGATTCAACTATGCTATCTGTTTCTACGTAATATCCTTTAGGTGGCTGAATGTAATCTCTCCATTCGCTTGGTTTTAGAATTTCCGTTTTTACTTTCGGCTTTTCTAAATTCTTGCTACTATTCCATCTACGCTTAAATGCATCTTCTTTTTCTGAATAACATGCACTCCTTTTTTCTTTTACAAAATAACTTGCCAATCTAATTGCATCTTCTGCCCTACCTTGATACAACATCAGCTTATGCATACCATGTGGCCAAAGTTCATTGATTTCATCTGAATACAATTCAGCATTATTGATGATCATGTGAAAGTGGATTCTTGTTTTTCCCTCTGCAATATAGATGTACTTTAATTCCTTACCCAGTTTTTTATATCTACGTTTTAACCGTCTCATAAAATTCTGCATATCTTTCTTTGCATCTTCCCATGTAGCTGGCTGTTCTTTATATGTAAGAGTAAGATAACAATCATTTGTATTGAAATTGTTATCAATCAACATACGCAGCATTGCTTCTGCTTGTTTTTCATTTTGCTTTTTCATGGCTTCTGGTGTGATGCTTTTCTTTTTCACACGCTTGCCATTCTTTCTGTATGTTCTTGATGTATGATGATCAAGTACCTCTATCATATTTTTAGATATGACTTTTCTGCGTTTCCTCATCGTAATGTATCCTCATGGTCGATTTGTTAATATGTTATATCTAGTTAATTAGGAAACACCGACTTTATCGGTATTTCCTAGTATTAGCACGCCATGTATGATATAATTACATTAGGTTTGGTGCGTAATTTACGTACATGAATTGGCTGCTTTAATTAGTGGCCTTTTCTTTTTGCCTTGGATACTTGCAATGCATGTCCCCTTTTTCAACTTCTAAATACTGACATGCATCGCAATGTTCCATACATATAGCCCCTTTAGCCTGTCTACAGTAAATGTAGGCACGGCTTTTTTTATTTTCTTCATTACAGATTGCACAATATGGTTTATTCATTTAATTCACTCCATATGTTGTACCTAACTGATTCCATTAGTGATATATCACCTTCTCGTATAGGACCATTCCCTGTGATTCTAATATTCCAACCATCTTGTTTTTGTTTTAGAAAAATAATTCTTCCATTTCCTAGAATTGAAAAATTTAGTAGTCCACCTTTTCTGTTATAAGTTATTGAACTAATCTTTTCTCTTAGTAGTTCTATCTCTTCCTCATTGAACTTTAGGTATCTTCCTAGCAGCGTAAGCCCTCTTTCTTTTGTATTCATGTTTCATCACCCCCTTTAATGTGCTTAACAGGAATATGATTGCCCCTGTTAGTATCATCATTAAAACGTTTAATAATATATTCCAGCCATGTAGGAACTCTATACCTCCACATAGTCCTAGAATCATTACCAATAACACCAACTGAATATTGGTGATAATGTCTAGCTTTGTTCTCATTGTTATGCCCCCTTTAACCACTTCATATTCTGGCCCTTCATCCAGGCTTCGAATTTATCTACATGAACCAGCGTTTGTTGTGGTCCTAATTGTAGGCATATATCATTAAACTTTCCTTCATTGCGGATCATATCTACTCTTCTGTAGATATACATTTTGCTGCGTCCCCATATTTTAGCCAGTGTACTAATAGGAACATACTTTGGTTGAACACTTTCCATTCTATTAATCCTTTCTTATTGCTATAATTATTTAAAAGGAGGTCTTTTATGAAACCCACTAATGACTTATTTAAAAAATCCGAAGCTATTAGTAATGCCATCCAAAAAAATATGGGGATTATGAAAGCATTACCGATTTCTAATTTTCAGTTATCGCAAAAATCTATTGAACAAGAGTATTTAAACTATAAAAAAGAACTTGAGTCCTTTGATTTACACGCTCATTATCTAACCAATGAAAATTTAGAGAAATTAATATTATTCATTAATAGGAAGTCAAAAACTTATGCTGAATTAAAAGCAGAAGTATCCATATTGAACGATGCAACTCTCCAATTGTATTTATCCAATACTCCAGAAAAGAAAGTTGAACCACCCTTTTATTCTGTTGATCGTATATCAGCAATCTCTAATACTACCTCTCTAATACAGTCCTACTTTAAACTTGTAACTATACCAAAAGATTTTTTTGCCCCTTATTATTTTGATGATTCTGATGAATTTCAACTAACCGTGTCCGGTTTAAATTTTTTGCATCAGTTGGAAAAAGAAAATCATGCATTACAGCTTGCAGAAGAAAGTCTTCGTATTTCAAAGAAATCTGCTAAATATGGTAAATTTGCTGCATGGTTAGCTGGCATTGGTATATTTACAACTATAATAATTGCAATATTATCCTTTATATTCTCGTAATATTTAGAATCGTTAGGATTACTGCAATAACAAACATTCCCAAATTAACTCTTGTGCAATATCTTATGTCTTGTAATTTTTCCTCTAGTGATTGGTCTTTGTTATATTTCAAAGCATTAAAATATCTAAATACAATCCACTTTTTTTGAGCCACATCATGTGGCTCTTTTTTATTGATATTTGTTTCCCCTCCTTCTTCGGTCTTGTTCCCAAGGTTATCCATGTGTCTCTGTAATGGGGTTTTCATTTATTCCTCCTTTATATTTCCTTTCCAGTGCTATAATTACTCTGAAAGGAGGTGTTCATAATGAAACGTGACTTAGATTTAATTCGAAATATATTGTTTACTATTGAAAACTCTAATTCTATTGATGCATCTCTAACTTTAAACGGCCTGTCAAAACTGCATCAAAACCAAGAGCTTATTCTTTATCATGTTTTTCTTCTAGATGATGCAGGATTTATTATTGGTATAATCGATGAAACTGCGCCTTACATTTCCATTACTAGATTAACGAACGAAGGTCATGATTATTTAGATACAATTCGTGATGATTCTATTTGGAAACAAACTAAAAACACTCTTAGTAATATTAGTGGTTCAGCTTCTCTTGAAGTTGTCAAAGTTATTGCCTCAAAGCTTGCATTGACTTTTCTTGGACTTTAAGTTCATCCAAAATTACTTCATCAATCATATTAACTATCCTTTTATATTTTGATTTTTCACATGGATCATAATGTATTACTTCTTTAATAAGGTTCTTAGCTTCAATCAACTTAACAATTCGCCTTTGACTAACCTCTTTTCGCATTTCATTCATTAATGCATTACCATTCTTTTCCATTTGTGTTTCCTCTTAACTATTTAGATTAAATCCTGTTGAGCAAATCATTTATTGGTTTGCTCTTCTTTCATATAATCATCTATCATAATGATTGAGCTGATATATGTCTTTACTGCATGTGAACGCAATTGTTCATCTACATCATCTTTATGTGGGACTGTTAATATCTCTTTTAGTCTGTTTTTAATTAGTTCTTTAATTTCTTTCATTTGTTTCTCCTTTGTATCTCCATCCCTAGTGTTATAATTACTCTGAAAGGAGGTGATTATAATGTCTGGTGTTTATCGAACTGCACAAATTTGTAAAAATGGACATGTTATTACATCTAATACCAATAACACTGCGCACCTATCTAATTTCTGTCCTGAATGTAAAGCTGAGACTATTTCTGCTTGTCCAGAATGTAATACCCCTATTCGTGGTAAATATGATGCTTCTGGTGTCATGGTCATTTCATCCTATACACCACCTAAATACTGCCATAATTGTGGACATCCATTTCCTTGGACTGAAAGCACTTTAAAGTCAATTTCAGAACTCCTAGATATGCAAAATCAGCTAACAGAAGATGAAAAACAACATTTTATGTCTTATTTGCCAATCATCTTTACTGAAACTCCTCAATCCGAAGTAACAGCTTTAAAACTAAGATTATTGTTTAATAAGCTACCGTCTGAAATCGGTAGTTTAGCCAAAAATGTTATTACTGATGTTATCTCTGAAAGCATTAAGAAAATTCTTTTCCCTTGATGCTTTCAATTAACAACTTGTAACCTTTGCATTCATCAAAGCCACAATTGTATTTTTTCTTTAACACCCAACAATCACATACTTCTTTTAATTTCGCCCCACAATGTTCGCAGAAGTTTCCATCAATTACTTCCACATTACATTTGGGGCATTTTACTTTTTCTCTTTCATTTGATTGCACCTCTCCTGACTTGTCGCATATTATGCGACTACATTGGTAAAAAAAATATCATTAATATCTTCATACGTTAATGATAGTGCTTTAGAAATTTTCTCTACATCCTTTACAGTAAAATTTTCCCCAGATTTATTGAGTTTTCTGTAAACTGTAGATTTATCAATACCAATGATATTAGCTAGTTCAATAATAGAAATATCTTTTTCTACTAACTTCGCTTTTAGCTTTCTAATGTTTACCATTTCTGTTCCCCTCCTTTTTCGTTTGTCGCTTATATGCGACTTCCTTCAACTAGATATTACCCCATTGAAAATTGCATGTCAACAACTTATTTCGCACTTTATGCGAATTTATGTTTTGTTTAAAATTATTTGTTGCATTTTTGCGAATTGTATTGTATTATGTAATCAAATAGAAAGTGAGGTTTTCATATGAGAATCGGAGAACGTATTAAACAACGTAGATTAGAACTAGGCTATACTGCAGATGCATTAGCTAAGTTATTAAACAAAAATAGAGCCACTATATATAGATATGAAAATGGTGATATTGAAAATATGCCAATTGATGTGCTTGAACCTTTGGCCAAAGCATTAAATACTACACCAGCATATCTAATGGGTTGGCAAGAACCGCATCAACCAAATGAATCTATTATATCTGACCAAGCTGAAGGTTACTATGTAGATCCTGAAACCGCTGAATTTGCGGAATATCTACGTACACGCCCAGAAATGCGTATATTATTCTCTGCATCACGTGGCATTTCCAAAGAAGATATGGAAGAAACCGTGAAGTACATCGAATATTTGAAGTCTAAACATAATAAATAATACTATTAGGGGTTGTTAGTGTGATTGTAAATATAATTGAATGTGATATTCCTAATGTGAAAGCTGTTACATCTACAGGGGAAGATGAAGGTGTTCACAATATTTATATCCGTAAAAATATGTCTATTGAAGATATGAGAAAAGAAGTTGCTCATGAATTATTACATATCATCAATGAAGATTTCCATGTTGACCAACATGTTAACCTCATTGAACATATGGTAAGACGGAAAGAACTTACTGATGATATGTTAGAAACTATTGATTTTTATCATCATGTATTGTAATAATTACTAAATTGTCACTTATTTGTCCTTGACAAAATACTAATTATGCGTTTTTGTTATACACTCATATGTTGTATTATTTGTCAAATCTGATATACTATAGATAGTGAATTGACTTCAACGCTACGGGCGTTGGTCACTAAGGCGCTATCTACGGATAGTGCCTTTTTTATATATCGGAGGTTTTATTATGGCATACGATAAGCCATTTTTAGATTTGGATAAACAAATAGATTTATTAAAATCACGAAATCTAATTATCTCAGACCGTGAACATGCAAAACAAATTATAATGACCTCATCTTACTATGATTTATTCAATGGATATAAGTCTGTTTTTATGAATCCAGATGATACTTTTAAGCCAAATACGGCTATCGAGAGTATATCTATTTTTTCTTTTATAGATAAAGGTCTACAATCCGTCACAATGAAGTATAGTTTAATGGTCGAAACTTTATTTAAGACTAGATTAGCACATGTTATTTCAGAACATTTAGGAGTGCATCAAGATGATTACTTGCATGCACATCATTATAAACAAAAAATTCATGGATTGACCTTTCAAAACGTAAAACAAGAAATACAACAACAGCTTAACTTGAAATATGCAAAACAACCTACTAAATATTATTTGAAGCATCACAATCATGTGCCCGCATGGATATTATTTAAAAATATCTCTTTTGGTAGCGCTATTAATTTATTTAAATTTCTAAATACGAAACATAAAATAGCTGTCGCTAATACATTACTACCTACCAATGCCATTTCCGTTAAAGATAAAATAGAGCTTCTTGTAAATACATTAGAAGCAATAAGGCGATTCCGAAATTGTGCAGCACATAGCTTAAACTTTTTTGGCTGTAGATCTATTTACAATATTCCTGGTAATGTTTTATATAATCTTTTACCTAAAGGAGTTTTAAAAAGAGAAAAAGGAGAAATAACAAAAACTGATAAGAAAGCGCTAAGAGGTTTATATGGTGTGCTTATTATGATGGTTTTATTATTAAACGATACACTTCTAATTACATCTTTAATTTACGACTGTAGAAATGTTTTTAGATCTGCAAAAAGCAGTGATATAGCAACACAAGCAATTATTGATTTCCTGAACGAATTAAACAACAAATACAAACAAGCAACAGACCTTCCTATAGACTTTGAAGATAAGTTAGAACTTATTAATCAATCTATTACTAAATAAAAAATGCCCCCTATTCTGCGCCAACAGAATAAGGGGCCATGATACACCTAAGAGGTATACCACATCAACTTACTATATTATACCATACCTCTTAGGCTTATTTACTATACCATTTTTTAGCCTAGGAGGTATTTTTAATGTGGTGTGAAACTGTAACTACCAAAGCTGGTATTACTAAATATAAATTTCAAGAACGCTATGTGGATCCGTATAGCGGTAAAACAAAAAGAATATCTGTTACCTTAAATAGTAATAGTAGGCAAGCCTACAAAATCGCACAAGCTGAATTACAAAATAAAATTGACTTGGCCACTAATACAGATATTGCCAAAGATATGACATTGAATAATGTTGTATCTGAATATTTAGAATCAAAGCGTGCATTTAGAAAATCATCTACACAATATAGTATGGATAATCTTCACAAACAGATTATGAAATGGTTTCCTGCTGATATATTGCTTTCTAAACTTTCACCATATATTATTCAAAGCACGTTTGATAAATTTTCTTGCCAGTATTCCTACAACTATACAAAACTGGCCCTTAGTCTTATTAGACAATCATTAAAGTATGCTAGGCGTATGGAATATATTCGTGATATTTCCTTCTTAGACAATATCGAATTACAAAAGCCAGTAGCTGATGTAGACCGCATCAAGAAACAACGTTCTAAATTCCTAACTAAAGATGAACTAAAAGATTTGCTATCTCAATTAGATGCTATCAATCATCATGTATCCCTATTATGTGAGTTTCAATCTTTAACTGGTCTTAGATTTGGTGAAATGGTAGCCTTACGCACTCAAGACTATGATAAAGAAAATGCTGAAATAGATGTAAACGCTACTTTATCTAATCGTGGGAGCTTTTCTGACCCTGCTATGCGATTGCCACCAAAGAATGTTCATTCTATCCGTAAAGTAAAATTAGATGCAAGAGCCGTACAGATTATTAATCATTTTATAACCGCCAATCAAGCAAGGCGATTATGGAAATCTAAATTTGCTGATTTAGGATATATCTTTGTTACGGATGGTGGATTGCCATATGATCTACATTATGTAAATCGTACTATAAAAAAAATTGATTTCCCAAAACCAGTAAGCACCCATACCTTTAGACATACTCATATTTCTATTCTTGCTGAATCTAATGTTCCTCTAAAAGCTATTATGGAACGTGTTGGCCACAATGAACCACGTACTACACTTGCTATTTACACTCATGTAACAGATGAAATGAAACAGGAAGTAAATGCAGCAATTACAAATATGGGTAAAGCACTATCAAATAAATAAAAGAGCGCCAAGGCTTAATGCTTTGGCGCTCTTTGCTAATATGTCAAAATTATCTCACTAATAGTATATCATTTTTAATGTCTATAAACAATTTCTTATGAAAACAGTTGGCTTGATGGTTGTTTTTCTTCGTGTATAACAGATAGTACCTTTATAATTTGGCTAACACTACAAATCAATTCATGGTTTTTAGCATATTGCATGGTTTCTTTCATCTCTACCTTTAATGAATCTCCCGGTATTAATGTAATTTGACCTGCTTTATATCGTTCTAACCAAGCTTCATCTTCAATATGTGCGCTGATTTTATTTTTCCCTATTCTAAACTCCCATTTTGAGTTTCCAATAAAAGCAACTTTTTGAATTTTCAATATCACAACTTGTATATTAGTTATTTCTTCTTGTGTAACACTTTTTGTTACTGCTTCATCAATATCTAACTCGCTTCCAATCTGTATAGCTTTTAATTCGTTTTCTATTTCTGCACCAAACTGTACACGATCAGTTTCACGCATTTTACTAACACCATCAGAAATTAATGCCATACTTGTTATAAGTGTTTCTCTTTTAGGTTCTGTATAACAACCTAATTCACTAACACCTGTTTCCTGTGCCTGCTTAGATATTTCTAACTCTAAAGTGTCAAAAGCTTGTTCTGATATAGCGCCTTTTTTATCCATTGCTTTTAATATTGCATATTTGGCTTTTACTAAGAATGTTCCAATAATACGTTTTACATCACAACGTTCTAGTCCTTCATCTGGTAATGATTCAATAACAGAACGCAATATCATACGTATAGAACCCTGTTCTACATCGTCTAACATTATTACTGGTTCAATTTCTTTAGCTATACACCCTACTAATTCTCTATCTGTATATTGAAATCCCTCAATTAATTTTGCGATGCCTAAAAATATTTGTTCTGGTTTTGATGCATTTTTATCGTAATCAACTGTAATACAAAATTGATTTGTCTCTAATTGCTTTTCCATATCCACACCACTTTTCCGCCTTTAATCCTAACTTCATTTTACTCAATAAATCCATAATTGTATATATAAGATTATCTATAACTATATAAATAAAAAAGCCTTACATCATATTGATGTAAGACCTAAAATAACCCTCATATAAAAGGGGCAAATATTTGTTTTTAAAAGGGGCAATAAAGGGGCAAATTGTTGTTACAATGCGTTACAATTTGTTACTCTTTATCTTTCAAATATCCTTGTAAATGCTTTATCTGTTACAGTTTGTTACAATTCGTTACAATCTGTTAAATAGTCAATAAGAATGGTGCGGTTGGAGGGACTTGAACCCTCACGAGCGTACGCTCACCACCCCCTCAAGATGGCGTGTCTGCCATTCCACCAC